AGTTGCATTGCCTGATGCGTCCAGATTGACTGACTTCTCTGAAGGGTAGGTAACAAATACATCCTTGGTCCCAGCGGAGAATATTAGCGCTGTTGGCTCTGTTGCTGAACTGTTAGATAGAACTGTAGTACGGGCTAGTGTAGTACCAGAAGACGTATAGGTTCCAATGCCTACTTCCCACTCATTAGTCCCTTGTCCTGCGATACAGTAGTAGGTGGTATTCCCATTGCCAATTACAGCAAAGGACTGAAAGCCAGCAGCAGCCCCAGCAAGCGTGAATGTGCCATTACCTGCAGTGGTGGAAGTCTCTTTTACTCTGTCAGCTAAGATGAGTGCCATATGTCCCTATTATGGTTGAGTTTTTATCACTTGCCAACCACTTGTGCTAGATGTATTTATTGTACTCCAAGTGTTGGATTCTGAGGTATTAATTACCTCCCAGAGAGGCCTACCTGTAAGGGAATCTGAAGCCGTGGCAAGTTCATTAATTGAGGCTACAAAATTAGCGGCAGTAAACGTAGATGAAGAAGAGCTAACCAGCTCCTGTATACTTGAATGGAACTCTGCCATGCTCTCAACGGCATCAGAAGCAGTAGCACCTTCAGTAACAAAGCTATTTAGATATGCTAACGCCTCTACAGCGTCAGACCCAGTGGCAGACTCTTGTATTAAGCTTCCAATACTATAGCTTGATTCTACTTGGTCAGCTCCAGTAACGCTTTCCTGTATGCTAACTGCAAATACTTCTATTGCTGATACTTGTTCAGATGCCGTTACCTGCTCTTCTATATCAACTTCAAATGTGGCTTGAGCAGATATAACATCAGAAGCAGAGACAGCCTCTATAACAGCAGAGTTCATCTCAGCTAGAGCAGCCACTACATCAGCGCCAGTTACTGACTCTAAGATAACGCTGTTTAATTCTACTGACGAGGAAACCTGATCTTCTGCGGTAGCAGACTCTTGTATGGCAGAAGCAAACGCTTGAATTGCAGACACTTGGTCAGAAGCTGTAGCAGAATCAGATAGAGCTGAGTTGAAGGTAGCCCCTGCTGCTATCGTATCTGTTGCAAAAGCAAGCTCAATTAACGCCGCATCAACTTGACGAGATCCGTTAATAGAATCTGACGCAGAGGCTGACTCACTAACTTCAGAGTTTAGAAAAGCTCCTGCTAGTGACGCAAATGGTGCAGCCGCAAATGATGAGATTCCAAACACATTACGCTTCGGTCAGAGCAGCTTCTGGGAACCAGCGGTTTTGCTTAACGCCATCAGCATCAGTCCACTCTACGTTGTAGAAGAAATCCCCATCTTCAGTCATACGCAGTGCTTGTACTGGACCTTGAGGGACGGTTGTTTGAACTTTTACGTTCTGACCTTTAGTAAATTTCGTTGCCATTTTTACATCTCCTTATGCAGCATCAAGGCTGAATGTGTAGGTAACACTCAAAGTATCGCCAGCAACTACAGCGCGATCACCGGGAGACTGAAAGTCAGAAGCTGAGAACAGAATACCTGAAGTACCTGTATCTACTGAAGCCAAGAAAGCACCCGCAACAGTACCACCGGGGGCTGTAATAACAAACGCATTAGGTGCGCCTGAGTTATCAATAACTGAAGGATCAGCAAGGGTTGCTGCACCAAAAGTCACAGCTTTGCGGTTTCCTGTGTAGTCTGTGTACTCAGTCCAGCCAGTGTGCGAAGCTAAGGTATCTGCTGCAGCAATGGTTGTACCTGAGCCGGGACCAGTAATAAGACCCAAATACCAAGCTGCGGTATAGGTAGACCCAGAAAAGTACTTGTCATTCATGTCTTGAAGTCCTACGTTAACAACCAAATTTGGGTTCTTTTCTTCCCACTTCAGGTTGCCGTCTTGACCAAAACATTGGATCGTAAATACACCAGCTCCACCAGCAGCAGAAGTTGTTGCACCACCTAACAGAACACATCCACCTACTTTATCTACAGATTTAGCTTTGTTTGAGATCATTTGAAACTCCTTTAGGAAAACCTAATAATTGCGGTTGTCGCTGTCGCAGTTGGAAACTGTATTTGGAATGTTAAAGTTGCAGTCTTATCCCCACCAAAATTTAACACGGCGACTGCAGCCCCTGTTGTGCTATTGTATATTAATGCCCCTGATGCAGTAAACTGGGCGGGGTCCCAAGTCACATTGGCAAATGTTACATATGCCGTACCACTGCTACTAGCGGGAACTGTTGGGGCTAGAACTTTACCCCCTGCCACGTACCCAGTCCCAGTAATTTCCCCATCCGTTGTATAAGCAAGTGTATCTGCGTTTAATGGCGCTGTCACAGTATACAAAGCAACTTTGTATGTGTAAATCGTACCTGTATTAAAGTCCTCTAACCCACTTAGCAGGTTAGTTTTAAATACCGTACATAATGTCTGGGATAGTGCCACTTAGTACCTCTATTATGTTACGGCTATTCGTACTTGCCCAGATCGGTAGGCATCTTGTCTTTCCATGCCATCACCCAGACGTTTAGCCATTGCTAATGCTTCGTCGTATCTTTTCTGGTACGTAGCCAATACTTCGGGTTCTTCCTTCATATAGGCAACAGCTTCAAGCAATGACCCGTACAACAGTACTGGATCAAAGTTATCCCCAAGCCATGAAGTCCCCGCAGTTACAATTGATTCTGGGTAGTAATAATAATGCAGCTCTACGTTATACAGAATATCTGGCGTTGGCCCAAGAAGGAAGGTCAACTCATTCGTTATAACGGCTGGATCTGTGTTTGTTGTCGTAGGTCCAAACAGAGCGTAATGCGTAGGCTGACCCGTATTAGCTGGGTTAGGGAACGCTTCTCTAATAAAGTTAACGTCCTTGTTTAGCAGGTAGTAATATATCCCGGCTGCGTCTATCACCGCTATTGCGTAAACTGCTAGAAAATCAATAGGGGCTGATAAGTACTTGTTATTAGCTGTTAAAAGCCCAGTTACATTCTTTCTAAGCGAGGGAAACTGAACAGAGTTGTATATCCGTTCTTCAGCATTTCTGACAAACGTAGCAATCTGCTCTGCCGTTGTAAACGTCGAGATCGTCTCTGGGAACGTGTTTTCACAGTATCCCTTGATTGTTAACGTAAGCTCAGCGTAATTCATTACTTGCCGACTTTTAACCTAGCGTGGTTCTTACCTTTAGTAGCTGCACCAGTACCACGAGTCTTCTCAGTCTGAGTGTTAGCCACGTTATTAGGGTAGCTGCTGTTCTTGAGGTCTACGCTGTATGGCTTTGGCTGGGTATACTTCTCGCAAGGATTAGCTGTATCCCCGGGGAAAAAGTTAAATTCACTCATTCTATACTCCTTAGATACCGCGTTTAGGGGCGCATACAGGTACTTTACGCACTGGTTTCTTCTGGTTAGCTACTTTAGCTAGGCCGCGACCTAGTTGCTTCATTTGCTCGTTAGTCTTTCCACCTTTAGCCATGATATGCTCCTTTAAGTTACTACTATAGTTACTGTTCCAACCGCACCAACCGATATTAGATCATTGTTAACATTCGGTAAGTTTAGCACATTATTCAATCCCACTGGGCCCCACCCCCACTGAGTTATACGACTACCTATACTCTGTATCCCATTAGCCAGAGGATCAGCAAGCTGCGCTGGGGTAGGGCTAGTAAGCTCTTCTATCTGTAATCCAGTACTACCTGCTGCATAGTAACTTAAATCTGGTCTTGGGTTACGTACCGCTTGAGGATCAGATACAGGATACAGACCTAGAGACAACTGCGGCTGATCTGGTTCCCAACAGTTACCACAGACCAGAATATTTACGTTCTTAGTCTTAATTACTAGCCGTCTTAATTCTTTTAACTTGTACCTAAACCCGCAGCGATCACACTCGGATATACTATTTTTGCCTGATGAATACTTAGAAGGCATGTACCCGCCTAGTAATTAAACGATTGACGAGGCACAAACCTTATCGGAGCCTTTTCACGATCTTCATCAGAAGCTAACATCCATTGCTCATCGTACATTGCTTTAAGCATCTGAAGCCTTTCCATGCCATTAGGCAACTTCATAGCTAACTGAACTGCAAGCCCAGCAACAAGTGCCGGTAGTAGTCTGAACGGAATATCTTGGGTTGTATTACCATCACCCGCATCTTGCATCCTACGTAGTCTCCAGTACACAAATGTGTAAGGACCACCGCCATCCCCCGTAGGCCAGACGTTTATATTTGGTAAGTTGATACTTGTTACCGATGCAGCGTTGTTATGTGCCGCTGCTGTAGTCCCGTTCTGTGCCCGGAAGCAATACTGTAACTGGTTTCCAACGATATTCTGGTACGTTATAGTCTCTGAATCAATATTGATAAACCCAACTGAGGGGAGACTGGCGGCAGATGTTACGTTGATTGTTGTGGCGGTTGCTGTTATTGCTGCTGACAACGTAGTATTTGCAGTAGACCTAGGTACCCCAGTCTGTCTATTAACCCAAACTTGTATCGGGCGACCACTAGCGTTCTTATTAGGCAGGGTTGAGTATGTAGACTCTGAGATACGGCTGATATTAATATCTTGCTGGTTAGATGCAGTACCAGTCCTAATTACGTGGTCTAGTAGATCTACTGTGTCTGTGGGGATTGCGTAGGATATTTGCCCAGTTGTAAGAGTTATCTGGCCCTGTTCAATAGTCCACAGGTTAATTCCACGATTTGCCCACTCAAGCATTAGTAGATTCAAAGATCTACGCGCAGTACGCATATCATAACCACTACGTAGTTCAGCGCCACACCGCTCGAAGGCCTCTTCTACGATATTATTAAGGTCAAGATTAAATGTTGTAACGCTCGAAGTGGTCATCTAACATTTCCATGCCCGAAGGCTTTTGTTTATGCGGCTATCAGGGTCATTCGCTGTTTTAGCAGAGGTCAACTTCTTCTTCATCCCAGACATTCTCGCACAGAATGACTTCTTACGACTACCACCTTCTGGCTGAGGAGCCTTTAATCCGGGCTTACCGGGATTAGCTGCGTTATATGAAGCCCTACCCTTGGCGTTTAGGCCACCCTTTTCAGCCTTGCCTTCTTTTCGCGTCCATGCAGGAGTTGCCATTATAAGATCTTACCCCTTGTCTTGCCACGTTTAGCAGCCCCATCTCCACGACTAGAGGCTGAAGATTTAACTAAACCACCTTTCTTATATATACGTTTATCCGCTACGGGTTGCCCCATCCTAAACATTTTTACCAGTGCTGGGCCCGGACCCGGATCTTTATCCGCAGCTTCCATCATTTTTGCAAGTACTGGACCATTACCCGGCAAATTTTGGGCATACTCTAATGCCCTTACCAGAACTGGACCCTCTCCAGAGCCTCTAGGTGGCTCGTGTGACATTATAAAGTCCTCACTTTAGTCTTAGCCATTACCTGTACCCCGCTGTTTTCTTTGCAATAGTCTTGGGTTGAGCCACAAACTGCTTACCTGCTGCTTTACCTGCACGTTTTGCACGGGTGGTTGCTGCATACTCCGCTGGGCTTAAAGACTTTATTGCTGCTTCTGGCAAATAACGCTCTCCCGTTTTGGAAGAAGGTTTCCCTGACTTAGTACGCCATTTCTGGTCGCCCCAATCTTTCAGGGATTTCTGCGGAGCCTTCAATCTTTATAACCCCCACCTGCCGCTTTGTACTTCTTGGCTACAAGCTGAGCCTTTCTAGCTGACCATTCCCCAGCGCCAGTACCTTGAGTTGCCGCTGCCTTTACCTGAGACACAATCTTCTTGCGAAGAGTAGGCTTTGTGTAGTTACCAGCAGCGTTAACTTTGCTCTTCGCGGGAGTCTTAGCCATGTTTAAAGCCTTTTAGGGTTTCAGCCAACCTTGCTCTTTGACCCAGTTTACCCGGGGCTTTAGCTGCTTTAGCCAACTTACTAGCTGGGATAGTATCCCCTGCCTTAACCCCTAGTGACTTACGTAAGGACCCGGGTTTCTTGATAGCATCCTTAATCCAACCGCCCTTCTTACCCTTGGGCATCTTGGACTTCATGATGTCCCCCATACCCCGGGACGGTCTCATTATAAGACTTTACCCTTGGTCTTACCTTTCTTAGCCACACCATCAGCAGCACGAACAAAGCCACCAGCTTTAAGACCCTTGTGGGCTTTAGAAGCAGGTTTACCAGCGTGTTCAGCCAAATCCTTAGACATACCGCCGCCAGCCAGCATTTTGCCTTTGGTCTTACCTTGTTTGGCTGCGCCATCTGCACGACTAGAGGTTGAAACTGCTTTACGGTAGACCTTACCATACTCTTTATCGTAGGCTTTGTCTGTCATGCCCTTTGCAAATCCACCTTCTGTTTTAGCCATTATAGAGTCCGTCCTTTAGTTTTACCACGTTGAGCCGCGCCATCAGCACGACGAGAAGCTGAAGATTTGATACGTGAAGCTGCAGCCTTAACTGATCCACCTTTCTTCATCATAGGCATACCTTGTGGAGGCATTGGCCTTGGTGCTGGGGACATTTGCCGTGGTGCTGCTGGCATAGCTGGTGGTGGGGTTATCGCATCAGGGGCTACAGTCGGAGTAGGCACTCCAGCAGCTTTAGCCTCAATCATCTTGTCTGCTACCTTATGTGCTACATCTTTAACCTTATCTAAAGGATCTTTTTTACCTCTATATCCCTCATCAGGAGAAGGAGCTTTTTCTTGGTCTGGAAAGTACTTATCGTCCTTCCTACTAGGAAACTTTGTTTTCTTCTTCTTGTCGCTCATTTAAAACTCCTTATCCGTAGAAGACAACTACAGAAGCTGTAGTAGTTACAGTTCCGTGAAGGTTTGTTTGCACTAAAATTCCTTCCCCG